GAATGACGGATTTCTTAGCTAGGTATGTAATGATTGAACATGGTACTAAAGTAAAAGGACGACCTTTTAATGATGTAATGCACGAATCTTTAGATGGATTTGTAGTATTTGATGAAGCTCTTGTTCCAGCATTAGAAGCGCTAGAAGCTGTAGGAGCTACATCATTCTTATCTTACTATCTTCGTAATGCTAGAGCATCTAGAAAATTAGCTGCGTCTAGTCCTACAGGAGTAGCACTATCTGCTGCAGTCCAGCATACTACTGGTATATCTGTATTAGGAAATGTAAATAGTTCCTGGTTAGCAGGTAGATTTACTCCAAATATGCTTCAAACAGATGACCTATTTGATGAAGCTAACAATGTTACTTTATTTGATATAGTAAAGAATGAAGGTAGAGATTTATTTAATTGATGATTTAACCCACAGAAATATTCCGTAACCTAATATTCCAGCTAATACAAGTGGTAATAGTACAATAGATCCTACTAGTACAAACAACGATAACCCAATAATTACACTCGCAAATAATATACTTTTTGCATTTACCCAAGTTGATTCAGGTATCTGATTATTGAGTTCGTCAATCTTACGTTGACGTTTTTGGTGTTCTTTTATTTCCTCAATTGCTTTTAAAGTTTTAAAATAAGTGTCTCTATTAAATGGTTTAGTCATTAGATTTAGTGAATAAAGAAGGGTTAATCATAGGTAGATCGCCAGTTTTAGGAATTTTAGCCTCGTCAGATGCTGCTGAGTCCATTATCTTTTCCTCTTTGACCTCTACCCTCTCGGTATTTTGAGCTTCTTCAGCAAGTTCTTTACTAGCTGCGGCCATACCTTCAGCAGCTATCTTATCTATTCGTGCTTTGTTAATAGCTTCCTCTTTAGCTTCATTTTCAGCCGAATCATCCATATGAAGTTTAGCTTTGATTTCTCCCTTTTCCTCAGGAGTAAGTCTACGTTCAAGTACTTTCTCCTGCTTGTGTAATGCCATCTCTTCTGCATTACGGCGTGTTTTACCTTCGCGTGGGAATTCGTACTCATATTTAGATTCCTCAGTTTGAAATACTGCAGGTTTAATATCTTCTTTATACGCCTTTACAGCACTACCGATATTAAGCTGTTCTCTAATTAGATTACGTATCTCTTCACGTACAATAGCTTCTATATCTATATTCATTCTTCCTCCATATTTTGATTATTTTGAAGCTTAGCTGCTACAAACCCCTCACACCATAGTATTCTGTCATCATCTGAATAAGGAGTTGTATTATTTGGAAAAAGCTTAGTTTCCCAGTGATAAAATGCTTCTTGAGCTAGGTTAAATAATAAATTTCTATCATTCATGATTATGTAATCCATAATAAGCAATCATTAATGCATCAGCTCTACCATCTAGTAGACCGCCTTTCTTACCATGTAGCTCAGCATTAGGATACAATCCTTGAGCTATCTTAGCTACTTCTTGTTTAATAGCTTTACCTTTAGCAGTAATACCTATATATTTTTGCCATATTTTAGGCGCAACTGTTCTAGCAACTTCTCCTTTAGTAGCTATTTGTGAGATAGCTATAGCAAGTCCTAGATTTCTACCAAATCCAAAATTAGATTTAGCAGACATTCCAAATAAGGAATGGACATTTTCTATCCATACAGTATTTGGTTTCTGTTTTTGAAGCCAATGAGATGCGTCAAATGGAGTAGTTTTAGCTAGATCTAGTAGAGCAACGCTGTCTGGATTCTCTGAATCCAGAACAGCGATTGCTCCATTAGCCCCCGGATCAATGCCTGCGATATACATTAAGCCGTTGGAGTTTTAGTATCAAACAAAGAGCCTTGAGCAGGAGGAGAAGTATTTTCCATTATGTCTGCAGCAGAATCTTGTGCCTTAGCACCTTTAGTGCTTTTATCAACAACTAGGCCTGTATTCTTAGTAGCCCATCTATCCATTGCAGTAGCATCTTTGTTATTTTTAAGTTCTTCAGCAGTTTTACCAGTATCTATATTACCGAAGAATTGGCATTGATTAACAGGTTTAGTGTCGCCAGAAGCAACCCAGTCTCCCTTGGAGTTCTGAGTTCGTTTATCCTCAATTACTTGACGAACAGCAACTTTAACTTTTTGATTAATTAAACCTGGAATTACTGGATATTCAGAAGGCATTTCTTTTCCTTCTTTGAAATCCCAGACCTTGATTACTTTCTTTTCTAACTTAGCCATATTAGCATCTAGATCTTTTCCAGTTACGGCTAAACATAGAGATTTAGCGGTTTGATATCCGGGTAAAGGCTGCTTCTTACCATCTTTACTTATATAATAAGTTTTATTACCTTTTTCGTTACCAGATTTAATACACCACTTGTCTCTGATACGTCCAAACTTTTCACCAGCTTTTTCAAGCTCTATGTGTAAAAAGTAAGCACCACCAGCGGTTTGATTTAAATAGGCTAGTTTAATATTGGTATCATATACCCCAGATTCCCATAAAAAGTTTCCTCCACCAGTTCCTTCAATAGAAGGTTCTACTACATCATCGGGAAGTTTCCATTCGCTCATAATTATTTCCTTTCATTTAAATTAAATTAGCTAATACTATTTATTAGTATTAGCTGGGTTGTTTTGCTGTTCTAGATACTGATCTAGAATTTTCATAAATTCCTTAATAGTACATCCTGGCTTTCTTTTAAGAGTTTCTTCTGCAATTTCTTGCACTACTGCGATACCCATTTTAGTGGCATGATGTACCATTTCATTAATTAATGCATGTCGTTTTGGGTCCATCTTACTATCTTGGTTATCCCGCTCAATATCTATAATTTCATCATTACCTGGATGGCTCATAGATCTCCTTATTTATAATACTCATGAAGTCGATTAATAACATGTTGTAGATCATTATCAATATATGTTTCTGTTGTTTTCCACATATCCATAGGAGCACGTATTCGTTCATGTATAGTATCTTTAGTTATTCTAGTCTGAAATACATACTTAAATCCTAAAGCTTTCTCTTCATCTGTAATTTTATACAATTTAGATTTAGCATTATTATCATCTAGTTTCTCTAAAGACATTTTCTTAGTAGAGATAACAGTACTAAAGAAGCTTTCTATACCTACATTCTTTAAAGCACCTTTAACTTTAACTATAGTTTCATTGATCATTTCAGATTCGTTTAAAACATCTGAAGTATGAGCTAAAAAAATTACATTTTTAGTAGACTTGGCTACTATCTGTGCCATTAACCGTCTCATGTATTGACCATATTCTTGCCAAGCTGATCTGGAATCGGTAGCAGTTAAAACTTTAGTACTTTCGAACATATCCATTAAGTATGTAAGACTATCTATAACTATAGTATGCACATCTTTCATTTCAGGTTTTTCTGCCTCAGCAAATGCTTGATACACTTGAGTAGTATCTGTAACTATTAATTCTTTAAATTTTGTTTTAAACGGTAACTTCTTACCATTCTCACAATTTAAATACATAACCCCTTCAGGTTTATCGAGAGCTCTTAAACTAGCACTCTTACCTGAAGCAGATTTACCTGATACTAATACTAGATGGTCGTTAATCATATGGTAGTTCCTCCTCGTTTAGTTAATTCTTTACTAATAGATTTAACAGTACTATTTCTGAATTGATCCTCAGGTAATGGAATTTCCAGTTTACTATTAAAATTTTCTAGTTTTTCTACAATTTCTCCTAGGACTAAACCAGCATCTATTAGCACCATCCCATATCTGTAGAGATGGTTAGCTCGATTACCTGTTGTAGTATGGTTTATAAACCAACGCTCAATATTACCAACGCCAGTAGCTGTAAGCTTAGCTTTGATTTCATCGGATTTTTTAGTCTCTGGTATAAATAGTGTTGCATCTAACACATTCCCTTGGTTGTATTCGTATTTACCAGGGTGTGAAGCCCATTTCCTAGAGATATCCTTAGCTGCTTCATCTACAGGAAAGGGTAACCACTGAAATACATTACGCATGAATTTAGAATAGTCGTAGATACTTAATTTAAGTCTATGTGATAAGGGCA